TGGAGTTCTGACGTGTGCTCTTCCGATCTACTTGATATATCCATTGTCAGTATAGCAAATTACAACTGATTCTGCGGCCTTTTCCTTCTTGGCTCTTGGGACAGCGACAATCTCTTTTTGAATAACCTGCGTGCGGCGATTGTCTCCAAACTTCTTAGATACTTCTTGGAATCGCTCAATCATCACGGCGTAAAGTCTGTCTTTATTGCTTAAGATATCCTTGACTTCCGCAAGCCTGTCCATATTTTTATTTAGCTTTTGCTCAATGTCACTAATCTCAAGTTTTGATAAACGAGATAGTTTCATATCGAGAATGGCCTTGGCTTGCTCTTCATCTATCTGTAGCGCCTTTTGCAAACTGCTACTGGCTTCCTGAAAAGATTCTGCGGCTTGTACGTATTCAACAACTACATCAATGTTTCTGGCCGCAAGTCGGAGAGCGTTAAGAATCTTTATCTTGTGATGCAGCTCTTCTTTCTCATGTTCATAGCATCTAGTATATACTTCCTCCTCGTGCCGCAAATGCGAAAGCAGAGCGTCTTTCCACTTAAACACCTTCGGAAAACGTCCATCCTCTAGCATCGTAAGATTGATGCTGTAAGAACTCTGCAATGACGTGTTCTGATACAAATAATCAATCATCTGCTTTGGGTCTGCGGCTTTAGCAAGATAAAGTTTCATACAGACTTGCTCACCAGTCAAGTCATTGATTCTGACAATCCCAAAGTTATCATCTTTTTGTGATAGCTTTTCAAGCTCGCCGCAAACGGTATTAGTGTAAACTCCATATGGCAGCTCAGTTACAATCAAGCAATGTTCTTTATTATCATACTCAACCTTAGCTTGAATGATAGCTGCCTTACCGGTTCCCTTTTTAAGACTCTCTATTACTTCGTCTTTGTTGATTATGATACCACCAGTAGCGAAATCTGGCAAACAAACAAGCTCGTCATCACTAATATCAGGATTTTTAAGCAGGTTAATTAATGCCTGATTAACCTCTTTAAGATTGAACTGTGGAATTGAGCTAGCAAGACCAACAGCAATACCAAAAGAACCATTAACGATATTATAAAAACCCAAAGAAGAAAGAACCCTAGGATACTGCTCTGTATCGTCATAATTATCTACCCACTCTTGGATACTGTACTTATCTGTATCCTGTAAAAGATAATTTGCCAAAGCCGAAAGCCTAGAAGACGTGTAACGAGAAGCAGCCCAGTTACCAGTTTCTGTTTGATTGCCGTAAGAGCCTTCGACCTCTACTAGCGGATAGCGCAGCGAAAAAGGCTGTCCGCTTCGCATAATAATACCTTCACACGAGCTGTCACCGTGTATGTAAGTTCTCATTGCCGAACCGATGGCCTTGAGGGTCTTTTTAAAAGGTTTGTCATGTACAAAGTTGTCGGTATACATACAATAATAGATTTGTCTCGCAGAGGGCTTTACGCAATCTCGTACATCAACCAGAGCGCGAGATTGAATAACTGCACCTGCGTATTGAGAGAATGACTCGTCTACAACGTCTCCTAGATAAACGTCATAATCCATTATTCTCTCACCTCCGCGAAATCGATATTTTCAAAAATGTACTTTTTTCTACCAGCCACATTTGTTCCCATTAACTTTTCCAATAGCAGGATGGAATTATCGTCGGATTTGATAACATCTATATGTTGATTGTCTCCAAACATTGATGCTCTAGCCTGTTCTGCGGACAGAGAGCCAAGCCCCTTATTCCTTTGCAGGTCTCCTTGTAGCTTTGCTTTAGCTCGTGCGGCATTGAGTTCAGCATCGGTAAAGAAATATGTGTCTTTCTTCTTGCCTTTAAGAATGTAAAGCGGAGACCTAAGCCAACATAGCCTCCCCTCCTTGATAAACTCAGGACAAAAATGCTGCAACGCTGCGGCAATCAACAAACCAATATTGTAGCCATCGCTGTCAGAATCAGTACAAATCGCTACGCGGCCATACCTAAGCTGTGAGCTATCATAATTTCCCGGCTCAATATTGAGAGCTTGCAAGAGAAGTTGAATCTCTTCGTTCTTTAGTAGCTTTGTTTCTGAATTAGTAAATGCGTTAATTAGTTTGCCACGAAGCATCAAAATCCCATATTTGGACACATCGCGTGCGACTGCAACGGATGCACCGGCTGAGAGTCCTTCCACGATCAGAAGAGTAGAATCTTGTCCTAGATATTCCGCATCTTTTAATTTGTCAGGATGAAGAATCTTATTCTTCTTTTTCTTTTGTCGCTGTTGCTTTACTGCTTCTCTAGCTTTCTTTGCAGCTTCAGTAGCACGTCTGGCAAGTACCGCCTTCTCGATAATCTTGCGGCCATCATCTGGATTGTTATCCAACCAAACTTCTAGCTGCTTTGATAAAGTATCAGAGATAAATTTATTATCCTCTGTATGAGTTGCCCGAACTTTTGTCTGACTGTCATAACGGACATTTTGAGAAACGAGATTAAAAGCAACTACTATGCCTTCTTGAATATCTGACCCATTAAGACGCTGATTCTTTTTAAGTATTCCTTGCTCTTGCGCCCAGTCATTAAAAGTTCTTGTTAGTGCTGTCTTTAAAGCTGTTACAGGGGTACCAGATTCGATTAGACCATAATTGCAGAATGGAATAATTGTAACATTACTGCTATCTGTAAACGACATACAAAAATCAAACAGTTGACTATCACTGACTTTTTCTTGAAAAGTGCAACGCTTGCTGATGACTTCTTTATTTTTACCAATAGCGTCTGTGACTATATCTTCAAGTCCATTTGGATGATATATTTCTTCTTCGTTAAAGAAAAATTTTAAACCAGAACATACGCAAGATAACTCAAAAAGTTCTTTTTTAAGCTGAGCTATGTTCGGTCGAGCATCACGGAAAAATTCTTCGCTTGGTTTAAATTTTACTTTTACTCCATGTTTATTTGTAGGAGCTGTTCCGCTAATTCTATTATTAAATTTACCCTCAACAAAACGAACTTGCTCATATTTACCGTCTCTGTATGTTGTAGCTTCTAGCCAATGAGACAGGAAATTAGTAAGCGATGCTCCAATGCCAAAAGCACCGGTAGAAATTTTATATACAGCTGTATCACTTTTATCGTATTTTCCACTAGTGTTAATACGACCATAAACTTGCTCTAGCACAGTAGAGCCATCGTCTTTCCAAACATTTGGAATAATACCTTGACCGTTATCTTCTACATCTATAACGTTGTTTTTTTCATTGTAAGTAATATGAACTTCAGTGCAATTACCAATCAAAAATTCGTCAGAGCAATTTGATACGATTTCTCTTACGAGCTGAGTAGAATTTTCATTAGACCCAAGATAAGTATCTGGACGATGGCGGCAAAATGTTAAAGGGTCCATTTCTTGAATTGAATTTTCATCGTAGGTAGATATCATTTTTACCTTCAATCATATTTAAAATATAATCACTATCAATGTTATTTAATTCTGTATATGGGATTCTATATAATTTAATATTATTATTTTTACAATATTGATTTTTTATTATATCTCTTCCTTTTATTGCTTCTAAATCAACCTGGCCCCACCAATACTGTTCAATTCTTTTAGCTTGTATAAAATGTTGTTCTCCATCAAATTCTATACAGGTGTTATATGTTGGAAGATAAAAATCAAATCTCAATACATTGTTCGTTATTGGGTTTCTACAATCTTGAAACATATGTTCTTTATCGTACTGTATACCTAACTTATTTAAAGCTTGTTCAATAAGATATTCACCCTTAGATTGTTTCAAGCAACCGCAACTAATTGTTCCTACTCTGGTGTTTCTATGAACGTCTCCAATAGGAATCAAAATATTTTTATTTCCACAGTCACAATCAAAAAGCCATATGTGGCCTCTAGGCGAAGAAATTCCTGTGTCTTTTATAGCAGTTAGTAAGCCAAATTTTTGACCGGTAATATCAAGACTACTCTCTTTATTCTTTTTAATAGCCCACTCTTTTTGTAAACATCCACATGATTTAGTGTTACCACTTAACAGATGATGAGTGCTTACTTTCAGTATAGTGTGTTTTTCACATGAGCATTCTACCAGGCATAAACGTCTATTATCAGAATCTTTTTCTTCTAATATCTTTAAGACGGTTAATTTTCCGAATGTGTCTCCTACATGAACCTTAAGCAAAGAATTTCTTTGACATTTTGGACAACATTTTCGTTTATTTATTTGTTTTCTTAGGCATTTAAAAGGATGATTGCAAATAGGGCATAAAAATTTACCAAATCCATTTGGCATACTCTCTAAATATAGAATATCGTTATTTAGTCCGTATTCTTGTCCTATTTCATAAATTTTTATCACCCCTTTTCTATACTAAAATAAGACTTTATATCTTTGTTGTACAGAGTCTTGTCTTTCATATTCTCCTTCTCTTAAAGTTTAGTCTTTCTTATAGAACTGCGGTTCATAAAAGAATGCTGGTTTATATTCCCCATAATCGGTAAGGGTAATAGTAGTGACCATGGCTTTCCCCAAATTATCTAGCTCAGAGTTAGCACAAAGGTCAACATCATACTTCTTACTATATTCACAAAGACTATTCATGACAGTGGTAAACTCGTCGCTTTTCTCTTTTGCGGCCTGACTCTTTTTGCAAGCGTCATCGTCTACTTTTGCAACTACATACTTAAGATGTTGCGAATAGTTCTCCTCTCTATTGCAAACAACATCTACTACCCTACCAACCCTGTATGGTAAGCTACAATAACAAGTTGTAGGAACGACTACGTAATCTCCAACTTTGATATCCTTGATGGATGGTGGAACAAGATAGCAATACTCTGTGCCATTATCACTAAACTTTACAATTGCCCCTGTCAAAAATTGCATACTACTGCTCCTTCTTTTGGAATTTGCGGCGAGTCTTTAGAGTCTCTTCGACGAACTCTGGGTATCTCTGCTTCATGCTCTCAGCAACCTCTAGATATTTGAGGCCATCACGCTCAGCATAATATGCTTGGTCACGCATCTTCCCAAGAACCTTGTTGAACTCACGAGGATTCTCTACTCTCGATACCCCGCCATCATACATGGCACGAGCAACAGCTGTGGCCGCATGATTGATGCCATTGGCTCGCTCAATAAAAGCGTGTCCCTTGGATTTAAGCTTGTCAATCATGCAGAGATAGTGAGCAAACTTGCAACCATCCCAACGATTGGCAATGTCCTTGTCCTCTTCGCTCAGACGAACTGCGTGAGTGAAAGTTCCCCACTTGGTTCCAAGAGTAACCACAGATACACCGGTATCCTCATCATACCGAGCATCAACAATCTTATCCATTATACTCCTTTGAAATCGCACGTTTGATAATCTTGAAAGCCAACATGTCTAGTATATCACGAACATCCGCAGCTAGTCTAGCGTAATCCTCTTCAAATGGCCGCAAATCTTCAAGATAGCTCTGGATATTCTTGTCTAATTCACGAAGATAAAAGTCTGCTACTTCTTCTATCTGCCGGAGAGAATAGTTTTCTTCAGGATTCTTGGCGGCAAGAATATAGTTCTTCAGTCCCGGAACCTGAGTGTTCAACAGACACTCCTGATAATCGACGCCCCGCATATATCTTATCCCAAAGACGCACATGCGTACCAGATGGTAAAAGGATTTGGTATCATATCCATGCCGCACAATGCTATCATGTCTTACAGGAGAATCCCGCAACATCTGAATTCGTCTCTGTCTAGCCATCCCCTGAATACAATTGACAGTGGCTTTTGGATTGCAATTCGAGATAACATCCCGCATGTTGAACAACACAGAAAACAAATCCATATACTTCGGATTGATAATCCAAACCTGAGCATACAAAGTCTCAACAAAGTTGACATTCTGCTTGAGCATTACGTCAAAGTAATTGCGAATATCCTTAACCTCGACGTGCTCTCCATTGTCTTTCATGCAATATAGCTCATTGATGCGCCTTCCAGAGACTAGCTGCTCAAGAGACGGAATGACCAATAGCTTGCTGTCAATGTCAGAATGCTCAGTGTCCATATCATAGTTATATGAACCATTGACGGCAATCATGAACCAATCATAGATGGGCAGATTAACAAGTGCTTCTGATAGATGCTGCTCTAGCCGCGCTTTGACTTTGTTGTATTTCTCTGTATCCATCTTTATTCGCCATCGTTGTCAAGTTCAGATTCTTTTGTCATCTTCTGCCGCTCACGCTCCTTCTGTTGACGCTTGCGGCGAATGTTGTCTCCACGCTTCTCATGATGATAGAACTCATCCTTAAAGCTTGACTTGCGGTTAAAACGCTCAATTGTCAGATAATCCTCGTCATCAAAAGAGTCTAGGTCAAGCTCTCGTGCGATGTTCTTCATCCCAGCTCCTAACGCGCATTCTCGAAGATGAAAAAGTTATTGCAAGAAGAACAAGCCATAACATTGGTTCCCTCGATACGAACCATCGGATTGCCGCACTTGCGGCACCTGTACTCACGAGACTTACGCTTACGCTCTTTCGGAACATCCGTAACAAGACCGGCAGACACAAAAGCTTTTTGAAGAGGCCCCACTTTATACTCCTTTGCTAAAAATTTTTTGTAATAAATAATTATCATCTATGTCATCAATATCTCTATAAGGGATAATAATTAATGGGATAGAGTTATGCTGACAATAGTCTTGTTTGATTTTATCCCTTTTTTGTATACCTAAAACCGACTCTTTAGAAAAATAACTATCTTCTCTATATTGATAATGTTGAATACCATTATATTCGATACAGATATTATAGTCATCTAAATAAAAGTCAAACCTTAGTTTAGCTCCAGTCTCAGGATTTATACAATCTTGAAAAATGTATTCTTTATGAAATTTTATACCTAAATTGGATAGAATCTTTTGAATTTTTTCTTCACCTTTAGATTTTATACATCCACAAGACTGTGTATTCCCACTTTGTAAACGATCTTCATCAACTATGCAGGTATTTCCGCAGTCACATTTACAAAACCATTTCATATGCCCTTTTGAAGTATTAGTTACGGGATATAGAGCGGTCAATTTTCCAAATTTTTTGTCAGTTAAATCTACTACAATTGCTTCTCTTAATTTATCTAATCTAAGACACCCACAAGATTGCGTGTTCCCAGAACGTAAGCTATATCCTTCTACTATAATATCTTTATTGCCACAATCACAATTACAATACCACATTGCTCTAGCACATCTTGGTTTTGTATATTTTGTATAAGCAAATTTAGTAACTACTAATCTTCCAAAACGTTTACCTGTCATTTCTATCCTCTTCATATCCCCCTCCCCTCTTTTTTATAAAGTATAACTCCTTTGTCTTCTAATCTCTATTCATCTTCTGCTAGCCTATAATCAGCTTCAACTGAAGTATATCCTTCAGCCGCAAGCTTCATACCAAGTTCAATATAGCGGATAATCTCATCACAAGATACAAGGTCACGAGCTATGATGGCATCTTCTGGACAATAAGTAAAGTTGCGAACATCATAGAGGACTTTGCCATCAGGGCCAATCATAGTCTCATATTCATGGGCATCGCCGCCATAGTCTTTATCTAATCCATATTCTACCATAACCTTAAAAAGCTTGTCCATCACATTCTCCTATTCATCTACTGATACCGCATTGCACACCAGATAATAAAAGCAAGCAGAACAAAGAACTCGATAATAATCATTATGCTCCACATGTCTAGCACATCACATCCAAATCCTCGACAATATGGACATTCACCTTGCGGCCCATCCTAATGGCGTAATCTATAGAATATTTGGTGCCCGGACTCTTGCCATCCCAAAAGGCAATAAGTTCGTCACAATAATTTATCATATCTTCGTCTCGCTTAATCGGTGCCCACTTCCCGCCATAGATTTTATATTGCGGCAAAAAGCAAATCCACTCTATACCGTGCCTCTTTGCCCACTTTTCCGCAACCGTATCGACACCCGCAGCTCCCCCAGTTACTATCTCTCCAAAATAATCTGGGTTGAGATAAAAATCTAGATTCAGGGTTTGAATAGACCTTGAGCCGCAAATGCACACCACAGGCTTACTGCTCTTGGGCATTTTACTTGTCCTCATTCCAAACTGCAATGAAGAGTTGTGAAGTCGTATAGTAGATGTCATCACAACCATCGATATCATATCCAAGAGGTGCAAGCAGTTTCCTAAGAAGCATATAGCTTGCTTGATAATCAAGCTTTGTGTGCCGGTTAAAGTCTCGTAGATAGCAACCTAGCTCAGAGTCTCGCGGCCAAACACAGGTAAAGTCATTCCCTGTCTTCTGCTTGTGCTCCTTTAGAGCCTGCCGCACGACCTTTTCAGGAATAACAACGCACTTACTCATTCTCTAGCTCCTCTTGGATACCATCAATAACAACAACATCAACGCCACGGCGAGGGTAGATATACCCAACTTCACAATAAATAGACACGGCATTCGGACTGATATTTAGTTCTGGCCTAATTTGACTTAGAATCTCCGCAAAATCATGTGGTTCATCGTCAACGTATGCCAGAACAATGGCACCCTCGTATGCTGGCTTGCAATTGGGATTCCATTGATACATGATATCTTCTGCTTCTTCATAAGAAAACCCGTAGCACCTGATTTTGCTAGAGTCAAGCATCAGTAAGTCCTTTTACATCGAATCTATTATCTTTTTTATCTAGTATATCTTGAATATAGGAAAAAGTCAAATTATCGTATTCAGTATAAGGGATTCGTACCAAACGAATTGAATGAGAAAGACAATAATTATTTTTTAGTTTATCTTTATATTGTTGTTCTTCAAATCCCCGTTCTCCTCCCCAATATTCAACAGGCTTGAAATGTTGTTCACCATCATATTCTATACAACAGTTATAATTAGGAAAATAAAAATCAAATCGAAACTTATAACTAGTTAAAGGATTTACACAATCATCAAAAGTAGCTTGAGAAATAAAATATATATGATTAATATTGCATATATGCTCGATTTTTGTTTCTCCTTTAGATTTTATTACTCCTAGAGTTTTTCCTGAAGCCACATTTTGTACAGTAGCAATAAAATCTTTCTGAACATCGAGATTAACAAATCGACCACTTCTTATAGGAGTTTTATTACTATAATATAAGGGGGGAATTTCTTCTTTAAATAATATTTTATATCCATTAATTTCAATTATATCCCCAACTTTATATTTAATACTTCTATCTCGGACTTTCTTTATTCTTAAAGATGGCGGTAAAGTAATTCGATTATGTAAAAAATGAGTCATTCTTCCAGAAAAATATTCTAGTGTAAATTTATCTTGTACTAAAATTATTCTATCCGTTTTTCCAGAAGGTCTTACATACGGCTCTTCTTCTCCGATATACAGAAATCGGCTCCCATCAATTATGGGCTCGCCTTTTACAAAATGTTTTGTTCTCTTATTTTTACTATTTTCTTTTGCACATTCTTCACAATATCCACTTTGGTTTCTTAGTATATGATCTATAGAAGATATGAAAGTATTTTTTAAACATTGAGGACATAAAAATAATGCCTTTTTATGCCCATATTTATCGCAACCTTTTTCTTCAATAAAAATAGCTCCTCTCGGGCCTATTTTATCTCCAACTTCAATATGCTGATTATTATATATCATATTGGCATTACCCTCTCTCGACAAAAGCCAGTGTCGGTGGTATAGAAAAAGTCCCTGATTCCCCTATCTCTCATAGCCCTCATACAGGCCGCACATGGACGAGCCATTCCAAAGCCGTACTCAAGACCAGGGCAAATTCTGTACGTATAGCAACGGACTCTTTTCCAATCAACCTGCTGAGCTATTGGATAACTGACCTTCTTGAGAGCCATCATTTCAGCATGTCCAGAATGATTTATGACTCCCTTTGATGTATGGTTGAAATGGCGATAACGATTATATCTCTTCTGCATAGGATCAGACTTCTCGGTGTTATGGGCATAAGACAATACCCTTCCCTGATACACAAGAACACAACCGACATGGAATCGTGGAAAATCACTCTGTTCCGCAACCTCACGAGCGAAGTTGAAGAATTGCATATCAGAGTCTTTGATACTCAACAAATCCATAATAAAAAACTCTTTCTCTCGAACGTAGTATCATTATACCATATCCAAAAGAAAGAGTCAAATGTTATTCCATATTAGATGTGTCAGTATCCCACATATCAAACCATTCTTTCCGCATCTTCTTTCTAATCGGACGAGCTTCTGGAATGGCGGGGTCGATGCCAGTAGCTTCGACCTGCTCTTCTACCCAATCGACCATTGCCAAATCGAAGCCTTTTGGACGCTTGTGAAAGTGCGGGCAATCATTGTGAAGTGTAGACTCTACATTGCCGATTTGAAAAGGACAATTGCCATAGAGGTGGTGCCTCCCGTTGCTATTATACTTTGGCATACCATTCTGCTCACTTGTGCAATGACCATACCAATGCACGCAATCGCCGCAAACCTGCTCAGAGATCGGAAGAGCGTCGTGTAG